GTTGGGGACGAACCCCAACCTCTCTAATATAATAAATGCTTATTTCATTAACATGAAATTGTTAGCACCTTGTGTAACTAAACATCTCTCTGATAACATGTGGATTTGCATTGCATCTAAAGCAGACGTAGCAGCTCCAACAGAACCAGTAACCCATGATTTCATTCTTCTATCGTCAGTTTGAGAAGCTCTATATCTAACATGTAAGAATGGTCTCTTAAGGTTTTTACCTAGCATTTGGTCATAAACTGTTGATGTACCAGCTGGAACCATAACACCTCTAATAGCCTCACTACCAGCAGCAGTGTTAATACCACCTCTTGTAGCTTTGTCATTTAAGTATCTCATGTCCGACTTGTAGAAGTCATAAGAACCTCTTCTAAATCCAGAGAAACCTAAATTCAACGCCATATCCTCAGAGTTATTAAATACTCCGTAAGAAGTACCGCCAGCTCCGTAAGAATTCATAGAAGCTAACATATCATCCATCGCTAAAGATGTAGATCTGTTAACGAACATCATGTTTTCTTCAATAGCACCTTGCTTATCAAACTCAGCTAAGATAGCATCAAATTCAGCTAAATCAGTAGCAGGAGTAATACCAGTTACACCAGAAGTAATATTACCTCTATCTTCGATAGCAGCAAATAAACCTTCAGTACCAGCGCCGTTTAAACCAGCGTCAGCAGCGCCTCTAACTTGACTATTATCACCAAAACCAATAATAGACGCAGCAGCAGTTTTCTCAGCTTCTAACATCGTCATTTCTAAGTAATCATTAAATCTAGCTCTTGTATCAGCTTCAGCTTTCAAGTACCATAAGTATCCAGAAGCACCACCTTCAGAAGCTACTTCAACCCAACCAATTCTAGCTGTATCAGAACCTGACACTTCGTAGTAATCTTTCATTATGATTGGTTTGTTAGAGAAACTTTTGAACGTAGGTTCGTTAGCGCCTCTTGTATCAGTTTTCCACGTACCAGTTTCATCAGCGTAAGCCGCTCCTTTACCATACTCAGAACCAATAACTAATAAAGTCGCCGCACTAGCAGTTTCAGAGTGAGTAGTTAAAACAGCCTCACCATAAGACTCAAGTGAAACAACATTTGAATTTGGAGTTTCTACTACTAAACATTTAGAAACTTTTCCAGAAGTTGCTAAAAGTACCATATCGTTAACTCTAATACCGTGAGTTCTACTTGTTGTAGTACCTACAGTTGTATCTCCATCGATATCAGCGACAACAGCAAACGTACCATTTGTGTCACCATTTAAATCTATCGTACCTGTGTATGATAAATGTAATCTTGATTGCTCAGACCAAACAACTTGGTCAGCACTCATAGATTCTTCAGCCCCAACTTGAGATAAGAAACCTGAAATAGTTCTCGGTCCGAAAACTTCAGCTTCTTTTTCCATTAGGTCTGGTAAATATTGCTGCGCCCAACCTTGTCCAGTTGTCCCAGCTAAATCTAAATAATTTGTAGATAATGTTTGCTTCGCATGAGCTGGAACACTATTCAAATTACCTCCTGCAGTAATTGCCATAATTTTTAATTTTTAATTGTTGTTAATTTTTGTTTTTAATTCTAAACTTAAAATCAGATCCATCGTCGTTTAGAACTCTCGCGGTAAACCCACTAGTGTTCACGTTCTCGACGTGCGCTTGTCTAGGATCCATGTTGACATTTTTAGATTTTGCAATGCTTTCTTTTAAAGCGTCGGCTTTGCCTTGCTCGTAAAAATGATTAGCAACTTGATCTGGATTCATAGCGGTAAAAAGTCCCTTGTGATAACCCTTAGCATCTCCCATTGTTTCATCTTCATTCAGAAACTTTCCTATGAAGTTGTTAATGTCGCTTTGAGTTGATTTCACTTTGTCAGCATCTTTGACATTAAATCTAAATTTCTTGTCTCCAATATTATATTCAAAACCTTTGAATTTATCATTGAAAACATTTTCTGTTTTAGATCTAAAAATCTCTGACATTTTTTGATTCGTCTCTGATCTCTCGTTGTACTCGTTGAAGAATTTCATAGCGTTTTGCTGCTCTTCAGTAAGCTTGCTACCGCTTTTGATATCTTCATAATATTTGGATTTTACACTTTCCAAGTGTAGCTTTGCTTGAGCAACCTGCTCCTTCATTGCTAATTTCTTTCTTTTTATTTCTCTATCTTCATCCATGTCTTCATCGTAAGCGAATGTATCTTCCATAACGAAATCAACCTCTTCTTCTGATAAGTGTGGCTTTGTAGATTTGTAATATTCTTTTAATAAAGTATGATTATCTAATTCTGAATAATCTTGATTAAGAGTTAAATAGTCGTTTAAGTCTCCACCAGTATCTTCCATGAAGTCTATTAATTTCTCAATATTTTCAGGTAACTTTCTACCTGTCTCTATAGATTCGGCAATAGCTTCTTCTACTGTTTCGACTACCTCTTCGCTCGTTATTTCTTCTACAACTGGGGTTTCTTGTGTTTCAACTTCCGGTTGTATTTCTTCTTGTTCTTGTGGGGCGTTGGCATCTTCAACGAGTTCAACCACTCCTCCGTCGTTAACAACGTCTTCTGTAATTTCTTCTTTAACTTCATTTTCTTTTGGTGTTGGTGGTTTGTCTAAATTAACCTTTGTTATTGTTTCTCCAACAACCTCGGGTTTCATTTTCATCTTTTCTTTAACCTTAGTAACATTACCTTTAGTCTCGTTACCATCGGGTTGTTTTTCAACTTTTTCTTTTACTTTTAACGAGCCTACTTCGTTGTCTACTTTAGGCTCTTCTTTTTTCTTTGCCATAATATAATATAATAATAATTAATAATTTGTTTCTCTATCTAGGACCAAAACTTGATAAATCACCTACTCCACCTATTATATCGTTACCTGATGACTCGAAGTTTTTAGGTGGTTTGTTGTTATTTCTTTGATCTATAAGTTCGCTCTGCTGTGTTGCTTGTATCTTGGTTCTTTTATCTTTACGATCTTCTCTTTCTTTTTCAGCCGCGGACTTTTGCTGGGACTCTCCTCCTTTCAACTGCATATTGTATTGGAACTCTTGTTCCATTAACATTTTCTTAATCTCAGCTTCTTGGTATAGTTTCTCAATTTCAAATTGGTTCTTTGCTTGTTCAATTGATATTGTTGTCTGCGCTAAATTCTGCTGCTTTTGCATTTCAGCCTGGGCAGCGGCTTGAGTTTGTTGAGCGTTAGCCTGGGCTTGAGCCTGCATATTCTCTTGTTGGATCTTTTGATCTCTTTGTATCTTCTTTTTTCTTTTTATTTTTAAAAGCTGATTAGCTAATTTAACGTTCTTAATATCTCTTAAGTCAATAGCATCTTCAAGTTCTATATTTTGTTGTCCTAGCGCTACTTGTATGTTTTGCTCTAGTATAGCTTTTTCTTCTTCATCTGGAGACAACTCGATAAATATACCAAAGTCATATAAATGAAGTTGTGTCATTTCTTTTAGCGTAGCTACGTTGTGAGCCCCTATAGATTGTATAAAAGCATCTCTAGTTGGAGAATACTCTATAATATCAGATATTCTAAGTGATAAACACTCGCACACTTCTGATGTTAAAAATAATCCGCCCTGTAATATGTGTCTAGTTGCTGTGTTTGAATTAGCCGCCGCCATCTTTTGTACTCCAACTAAAGCTTTTGGATCTGGGGTTGCCGCGTCTCTAGCCTCGTTAAGTCCGGTTACATCTCTAATCATCTGTAGATAATAGTTATAATTACCAATAAGTGACTGTAACTTTTGTCCCCCGCTACCCGATTGTATTTCTTGAATAGGAACTTTACCAGGATTCATATCTCCTTCGGAAGTGAATGATCTACCGATTACCGAACCAGTTTGAAAGAACATATTTAACGCTTCTTGAGGATTGTAATTTGTTCCGTTACCTAAGTCAACTTCAGCTAAACCATCAGCATCTAAATAAACTCCATCAGGAACCATTCTAGATAATACCTGTTGTAGTTTTAAATGCGTTAACTGTATCATATCAGCAAAACCAGTTATTCTGCTCACAAGCGATTCTATTCGTCCCTCGTACATTCTAGGAGCACAGATAGCGTAATTCATTTTGACTTTAGTATAATCACTTTTAGGACGCATCATATTTTTTGCCATCTCCCATCTCAAGAGCTTCTTAGTTCCTAAGACTAAAGCTCCATCATAAAGACATTCTATCTTCCTAGATTCTCTACTAA